TCCTCTGCCGCCTGTCCGGGGGCGTCGATTCCTCCGTGCTGGCTGCCATGCTGGCCAAGGCCATCGGCAAGCAGCTGACCTGCGTCTTTGTTGACCACGGCCTGCTGCGCAAGAACGAGAAGGAAGAGGTCTGCTCTGTCTTCGGCCCCGGCAACGCCAACGGCTTTGACATCAACTTCATCTGCGTGGACGCCCGTGACCGCTACTTTGCAAAGCTGGCCGGTGTCACCGAGCCGGAGCGCAAGCGCAAGATCATCGGCGAGGAGTTCATCCGCGTCTTTGAGGAACAGGCAAAGCAGATCGGCAAGGTCGATTTCCTCGCACAGGGTACCATTTACCCCGATGTCGTCGAGAGCGGTCTGGGCGGTGAGTCCACCGTCATCAAGAGCCACCACAACGTCGGCGGTCTGCCTGACACCGTGGACTTCAAGGAGCTGGTCGAGCCGCTGCGCAACCTGTTCAAGGACGAGGTCCGTCAGGCTGGCCGTGAGCTGGGTCTGCCCGAGTATCTGGTCAGCCGCCAGCCCTTCCCCGGCCCCGGTCTGGGCATCCGCATCATCGGCGAAGTGACCCCCGAGAAGGTCGCTATCGTGCAGGACGCCGACGCCATCTGGCGTGAGGAGATCGCCAAGGCCGGCCTCGATAAGGAGATCAGCCAGTATTATGCGGCTCTGACCAATATGCACAGCGTCGGCGTCATGGGCGACGAGCGCACCTACGACTACGCCGTGGCCCTGCGCGCTGTCACCACCACTGACTTCATGACCGCCGAGAGCTACAATATGCCCTGGGACGTGCTGGGTACTGTCACCAGCCGCATCGTCAATGAGGTCAAGCACGTCAACCGCGTGTTCTACGACTGCACCGGTAAGCCGCCGGCCACGATCGAGCTCGAATAATGGAATATAAGAAAATAAAACGTGTCTACGACTGAAAAATGATGAATTTCGGAAGAATGACATCACTTTGACATCACCTGCGGCAAAAAGCACCTGCTGGATATGCCGGGAAATGGTAGTACGGTTTATTATCGAAGAATAATTTGAAAGCCCCGGAAAGTAACGAGAAAACGAAACTTTCCGGGGCTTTTTTGACATCATGACATCACAAAACGGGCCGTGACATCACCTATTTTCGGCCTAGCCGAGTGACATCAAATCGGATTCATCGTCATTAGAAGAGGGGGAGCCGATGGCCTCCAGCTTCGACACAAGCTCCTGCTGCTTGTTGGGGTACAAATGGGCATAAGTTCGCATGACGACGGGAACGGTGTCGCCGATTCGCCTTGCCACCAGAACGATGGAGTAGCCCAGCTCGATGCAGAGGGAAACGTGGCTGTGCCGCAGGTCATGAACGCGAATATCCGGCAGATAGGTGAGCTGGGTGCAGCGGGTCAGCTCCTTGTTGAGCGCTGTGCACGTCATGTAGAACACGCGATCATCTGGGGTCAGCCCGTAGAGCCGGGAACAGTAGGTGCGGAACTCTTCGGCCAGCCAATGCGGAATCGGCACATTGCGGTTTCCGCCTTTCTTACTGTTCTTGGTGGGGCCGAAGATGTCCTGTCCCTTTTTTCTGTGGTAGGTCTTGTAGATGCGCAACTGGTCATCATCGGTCAGGTCTTTGGGCAACAGCGCCAGCATCTCGCCCTCGCGGCATCCCGTCCAGAACAGAATATCAAATGCCAGAAGATAGGCCTCGTTGCGGAATTCTTTCCGCAAAAGCTCGTACTGGTCTTTCGTGATGATAAGCATTTCTCCGGCGACGGAGGAACCCATGTAGCCAGCGGCATCGCACGGATTGAAACGCAGGCCGTAGAATGTCTGGGCATAATTGAAGAGGGCGGTCAACTGTGCGTGGATGGTGTAGAGGTATGTTTCCGAATAGGGGAGGCCCGTGGCTTCGCCCATCTCTTTTACTCGCTGTTGCCAATCTCGAATATCAAGAGCGGTGATCTCATTCATTTTCCGGTTTCCGAGAAGCGGAACGATTTTGGTGTCAAAAACATTTCGCTTGGTGTCCATTGTGGTGTCGCGGACATGGTGCTCCCGGTCATTGAAGTACAGCTCCACAAAGCTGGCAAGAGTCATATCACAACTCTTGGCCTTTTGCAGATGGAATTCGCGCTCCCACTCCTGCGCTTCACGTTTGGTCTTGAAGCCGCGCTTACGCTTCTGCTTTCGTTTCCCGGTGAAATCAGCGTAGCGAAACTGGCAGTACCATGTGCCTGTTTTTTCATCTTTATAGCAGGGCATTAGAATATACCTCCTGACGTGTTTAGAAATCCCCGACCATTTTTATAATGGCCGGGGTCTTTTTTACTGGGGGAGAATAGATTTGAATTGCTCAACATTGTCTGCATTGCTGAGCAAGAAAAGAACATCCAATCCGGTATCAGAGCTGATTCGTAGTTTTCCAAACTCACAAATAAGGCAAGGCATATTGTGTTTATAGCGCCTGTCTGGAGAGCCATCAGCATTTACCTTGAGCCATGTGTTGCCGACTACCTTGCTATCCGCAGGCAGGTGCGCTTCATCGGTGACATAGTTAGTGGAATCAGCCTCAAAAGATACTTCAGTAATATCGTAGGCGCTAATGTTTTTGTTGTGGATGTAGAACACTTTGTCGGGGAAAATATAGAATGATTCTCGCTGATTTAGCGCCACAGAGAAAACGGGAACATTTGTCCGAAGATAATAGGGGAGATTAGGCATTCCAAGCACCTTTTCCTCAGAAATGGTTTTCTCCGCGCCGCCGTGTTCTCGCGCGTTACTATTAGTGTATGTTTCGGGCACATAGTAGACGGTATCGCAAGCAAATAATTTTCGCCACGCAGTGTACCATTCTTCATAGGCCGTGCGCTGTTCGTCGGTGAAATCATATTCCAACTTTACAGGTGCGACATAATGAACATAGAAAAATACGGCATAAGAAAAAATGGTAAGGAAAAGCCGTTGAGGGGTGTGAAGAACGATAAAGGCGAGTAACCCAATGGAGCCAATTATGAAAGAGGCTTTATTCAGGAAGCGCGTTCGGCGAATCCTCTTCATAAGGGTCTTAAAATCCGAATCTTTATAGTTCTCCCGGTCAACAGACTGAATAACTTCGGTATCAATATAAGGGGATTCTTTTGCTGTGGTTCGTCGTGCAGATTTATGCAGGGATTCCTCTGTTGAGTAACTCAATCCAGTTCCGGGGATGGATGCAGTTTGCCTGATTTTTCCGTTGGCCGTTTTGGTGATTCGGTATCCTGGAACACCCCACGAATACCCGACTCCGCTTCCTGAAATATTGATGCGGAAGCCGTCGCCAAGACGAATGCTTTTTCTGTACCTGAATCCCATAACCTCACAACCCTTTCTGTTATTTATTCACGGATTTCGGTAGATGGCTGGAATCTGCTGGTAAGCTGTCTTACTCTTTCCAGTGGCGCGCTTGCGCCGGGAAGGAGTGAGAAGATGCCTGCATCAGATGAGCGCTCCAGACATGGAAATGTGCTTGATGATGTTCTTCGGGAAGAAATCAAGGATTTAACCCCGGAACAGGTCAAGCGGGTGCTTGAGTACATCGAAACGCTGAAACAGCAGTAACGAGCACCGATGGCGCGGACAGGCCCTCTTTGGGAGCCTGTCCTTTTGTTATTCGCGCAGGAATTTGACGAAGCGGACGTACTCTATTACCTTGCGCATTTCATCATCTGTCAGATCGTGCGTGGAGTCCATGAGCCGCCTCTGCAAAGCGGAAAGATTCGACTCCGGGAAATCTACCTCCCCCCGGAGATAGGCTTCAGACACGCCATAGCGGGCGGCAATAGTGGCGATGTCCGAAGCGGTAGGAACAGATTTTCCTGCTTGCCAGCTCGCAACAAGGGTTCTGCTTTTCCCGCACAGGCGCGACATAAAAGCGCCCGATGAACCGTAATGTTCCATCAAATCGACAATGCGTTGGACAGTAATCGTCATCCTTTTTACCAGCTTTCTTTCTGAAATCTTGTGTAATACGCTGAAATCCAACACTTGTTAGATTTGCGGTCTTGTCGTCTAACAGGTGTTGGATTATTATATAATCACAGTCAAACATTTGTTGGACTGCATGAGCAACAACGGAGGTCGAAAAAATATGAAAATGGTAACGTACAAAGTGCTCAGCAAAGCAATGCGGGAGCTGACAGGGCAAGTCGCAGAGCTGGATGAAGCCATTGAAATCCGCTTGGTGTTTGGTGAAAAAGTTAAAATCACCATTTCGATGGACTGGGCAACAATGGATGCAGCACGGGCCGCAGAACTCGCTGAGCATCTGGCAAAGGCGGCGGAGCTCGTGAACAACTTCAAGTACGCTGGTTATACGATTGTTAGATAAGGGGAATGGCCATGAAGTATTCAGACATCAACAAGATGTTCACGACAGAGGTGAACAAGTATTTGGCGCAGGGGTATCGCTTCAACACCGCAAGCATGAATGGGAGTCAAGGCGAACTGGCCAAGGTCGATTTGACCAACGGAACTGAAATCATCCGCATTGTGGCCCGCACTTTTTCCAAGGAGTGGGATAAGCAGGGTGTCGAGCTGTTCGTTGGCCGCGTGGCCGAGAAAGAGGGCATTCGGCCGGATGTGGCCTATTGCGTCAACACAATTTGGAACGGACGCTTGGAACAAGTCAGCAGCCAGCGGTTCTACGAGGTGAGCGGCTACGGAGATCCCGACAAGTTCTATGGGACGGAAGCGGACGCCGAAGCGGTCAGCAAAGTCCGTATGAGCCGCTATGCGCAGAGGCCGAGCCGCAAGGCTGAGGACATGACCAACGCTGAAACCATCAAAATTGCGGTGCGGTTCATTCGCCGGAAGCTTGGCATCAAGAACGTGGACAAGAAGCGCATTGAAGTGTTCCGCACGCCTGACCATCGGCACATCATCAATTATCGCGGCAAAGCATATCAGCTCAACAACAAGGAGGTTTGACTTATGTATTGCAACAAGTTCTTCAAAACCGAAGAGGAAGCCAAGGCTTTCAAGAAGTCTCACGGCGGGGCGCTGTACAAGAACATCAAGGGGAGTCACACCCGGCAAGCGTACCGGGTAGAAGCGATGATGGCCGTGCAGGGCGGCTGGCTCCGCAGCACAGAGACGGATACGTACCCGTTCTGCGTTGCATGGAATGGCAAGCCGCTGTCGGCAGGAAAGGAGATTTAAGCCATGAAAGCATTAAAAATTGAGCCGGGAAAGGCCCCGGAACGCATTGACATTGGCAACGAACTTGAAGCCCTGCAAGACGCTGTGGGCGGCTACATTCAGGTGCTTTACCCGGACCAGCACCGCCCGGTGGGCCTGATCTGCAACGAAGAGGGCAAGTGCATGGGCCTCAAGCCAAACCGGGCCCTGTACAGGGGCGGCAAGCCTTACGACGTCATTGTTGGCACATTCCTCGTGGTTGGAGTCGATGAAGAGGACTTCACGGATCTGCGGGAAGAGGATGCAGCATATTTTGAGCGGCTGTTCCATTCGCCGGAGAAGTTTAAGTACTTCGCAGGGCGGCTGGTTATCTCCAAGGTGGTTTCTGGCGGGGCTTGATGGCCCCGCTTTTTTCGAGAAGCATGCAAAAACAAACAAAACAACCAAATGCTTGATTTGATAAGCAAAACAAACAAAACAAGCTGTTAATGTAAATGTTAATGTTAATGATTATGTATGAAGACTATCGTCTTCATCACGCGCGGGCGCGCGCGTTATATAGCCGATGAGGACGACATTTCTATCCACGCTCTTACAGAGAGCGACAAGGGAAACACACTGGCCTTATCGGTTTATCTCTGGGTTATCCGTGCGGCCAAGCAGGTAGTCAACGGAACAGCCCAGTTCATCGGCCATCGCTGTAATGGCTTCAAGGCGTGGAAAGCTTCCGCCTGACTTCATAGTGGAAAGCGTGTTCTTGCTCAGTTTGCAAACAACGAGCAAGTCTTTGACCAGAACACCCTTTGCGTGAGCAGCTTCCTTGATGCGGTCAGCAATCTGAGAAGAAGTGAACATAAAGAGCACCTCCAATCTGTGCAAAGTGTAGAATCCCAGAATTTTGGGAATAATGCGTTGAAATCCCATAACTTTGGGATTATAATATATCCAACAAATGATTCAAACACTTGTTAGATAGAAAGGACAACATCATGAAGAACATTACTTTTACCTACGATAGCCGGATGGATGGTGAGCAGGGCGAAGCCTGCATGACCGTCATGGTCGATGACGAGCGGGCAGAGATGCTCGATGCAGCATTCAACGCCCCGGCAAAGCTCCCCAAGACCAAGGTGCTCATTCTCAAGAACAAGGCAGCGCGCCTGTGCAATGCCTGTGAGTGCATCCGTGGTCGGGAGTACGTCAGCGGTAGCATCAAGACGGTTGAAGTCAAGGAGGTCTGAGCTATGAACATGAAGTCTTACATCGCAACCTATTTCCGCCACAACCCCCAGTTCAAGAGCGGTGGTTACGAGACCACCCGCAAGATTACGGCTGTGTCCATTGCGTCCGCTCGCAAGAGAGCGCGGGAAATCACCGAGCACTGTGTTTACGGCAGCATGGAACTGCTGGATGTTCGGAAGGAGGCTTGAGCTATGACGAATGTTTACATTGACAGCCGCCGGGATGGGTATTCGCCCAGCCAGTGCCACGGCACCATGACGGTGGGGGAGTTGATTGACATCCTGAGCCAGTACGACGAAGACCAGCCCGTCTACATCCGCAACGACAACGGCTACACCTACGGGAGTGTCCAGATGGACAGCGTTGCCGAGGGAGAGGAGGACGAGGACGAATGAGACTTCTTGTTGAGTACACCTCGCATGGCCGCGGTCCAGCGGCTCCGCAGACCTACAGCACCACGCTGGACATTGTGGACGATGTAGCGGAGCGGCTGTTAAAGGCCAAGACGCCGTACACATTCCGGGAGCGGAAGTACTGCACACGGGAAGCGCTGATTCTTGCATTCCTGATTTACGACATCGAGAACCTGCAAGAGCGGAGCTTCGGGGACAACGACCAGATTTTGAGCATCCGGCGGGATGGCCGGAACTGAGGGAGGGTCACATGATGAAGTTTGTAGCACCGATGGACACATGGGAGATGGTAGGCGGGAACCTGCCGCCCATCCGGGTTCGCGCCCGGTCATTCGATGAAGCCTTGAAGAAAGCAAGGCTTCGCGATCCCGGCTATTGTGCCGGATGGGTCGTTGAGGAGGGCTGAACCATGGAAATCAAAAACGTGCACTGCGAGAAGCAAGCGCTGGAGCTTTTCAGGATGATGCCGGACAACAAGAAGTCATCTCTCCACAATGCGTTGAGCCGAAACCTTGAGTTTACCACTTCTTGGGGACTGGAACTTGGCGAACTCCGTGCTTATCAGAACGGTGTTTACATCACTCTCCAAGGTACGCGCTGCAGTTTTTCCGTGTATGCAGAGTTGGTGAACGGAAAGCCTGTTTTCAAGCGCAAGCCCCCTGAAAGCAAGCTCAGCCTGAAATTCAGAAGCGGTCTGCTGTTCGATGCTGGAGACTTCAACGAATTCTAAACAATATTGGAGGACAAGACAATGTTTAAGATCACCGACGCCGAGAAGCTGAGAGGTGCTTACACCCTGCTGGCGTTCATCCGGGACACCACCACCGCCGAACAGAAGTCCGGCATGGCCGCATTTATTGCCAGCATCAAGAAGGAGATCCGGGACTACAACAACCGCCCGGCACCTGACAGCCGCATTATCGAGGAGCGCGGCATTGATGGCTACATTGAGCTGGTGCAGCTCCCGAACGAACTGGACAAGGCCAACAAGGTCGATGCAGCCGAATGGTTCCGGGAAAATCACTACTATGAGGTTTACCCAACGGCCTATGACTGCTCTGGGCAGCGCTTCACAAACTGGTACAAGCTGCACCGCCGCTGCGGGCACTGGTTCGCATATCATTCGGTCAGCTTTGACGTTTAATCAAATTGGAGGTCTGAACGATGAAAAAGATTGCAAACAAGTCCATTCCACTTTTTCAACTGGAAGAGAGCCATTTGGAGAGCAAGTACCGCAGCGAGGGCTTCACGTATATGATCGTCAACGGCTATGAAGTCCGCTGGCCGAGGTGGGAGAACTTCGTGGCTGCGCTTGAAGATCGTACAGCGGAGTTCTTTCTCCCCGGTGGGACATGGGAGACACTGGGCGATGAAAGACCGGACTACTAAGACCCCGCCTGATGATGGCCGCTGGTATCGGCCGAAACCATTTTCGTGGCATCACGAAGATGGTCGCGGGAACCAACACCGCAAACCAAGGAAAGGAAGATTCACATGAAGTATGAGATCTACCAGCTGAAAGAGGACACCATGGAGCAGGTAAAACTGCGGTTCATGGCGTCCGATCAGGCCGCAGCGCTGGGCGGAATCCATCGGGAGAACTACCGTCTGGTGTACGAGGGTAATGTGGAAACCCGAAAGGACGCACAGCAGACGCTTGATGGCCTGTTCCGCAGATTCAACATAGACAGGCCCGAAGGCTTCGAGGGCCACAGCTTGAGCGTGTCGGACATCATTTACCTCGCCGATGGGGAATCCTCCGGCTGGTGGTTCTGCGATGCTTACGGTTGGAAGCTGCTGAGCGGGGAAGAATGGGGGCAGACCTGATGCGCCACTACACAAAAGCGGAGTGGCGCAAGATCCCGGAGGCCTACAAGGGCCGCTGGGAGCCGACGCCGCTCAACCTTGAGCGGGTGAAGAGCGGTGAGCTTCCGGCAGAGTACATCGGCAAACGGAACACCATCGTCAATGACGAGCATCACGGCACGGTGCTTATCACCGAGGGCGCGCACTTCGTAATCGACGAATGAGCACAATCGCTCAAAGAAGCAATTTGAGCCGTGCTTTGCATCAAACGGCAAATTTCCTTGCAGAAGCTCCGAAAATGCAAAATAGAGCCATCTGAGCGGCGCTGAGGGCTATTTCCGCTGACTCAGAATGAACTGAAGATAATCTGTAACCTTTTGGCGTTCATCATCTGTCAGATTCATCCGTTTCACGGCGGGGTCAACAGTGCGCCCCATGAGGAAGTCCATAGAGCAGTCAAGATAGTCGGCAATACGCGCCAGACTGTCGGCGGAGATTTTTTTACCAAGTCGAAGATTGGAAAGCGTCCCCTTGCTCAAGTCGAGTTCGGCGAACATATCTTTCAGCTGGACATTGCGCGCCTTTGCCTGAATTTTGATGTTTTCTGCAAGGGTTATAGAATCATACAAATTTTGGGTCGGCATTTTGTGTATCCTCACAAAATCTATCCACAGGCGTATTTCGTCTTGAAATGCGCCTAAAGAAAGATTATAATACACTTGTACAAAACAAATGTCAGATTAAAAGGGTCAGCGCTTTCCATTCAGCGCGTTCCCCGAAGCCCCTCTGCAAAGGGGCTTCAACGTACCACGCAGTACAAACCATGCAAGTTGATTCCTCCTAATGACAGGCATCGCTGCAAAGCGCAGCGCCGATACTGCAAATCGGCGGTGCGCAGGTAAAGCGATTACTCCCCAAGAGCTTCTGCTTAACAGCTTAAAGACGGGGGAACGCGTTGAATGGTGGGTACTGGCCCTTTTAGTCTATCAAAAATCAAACAAGTGTTCAATACATTTGTTAGATAAATCTTTGTCGGGAAGGAGAAAAAACATGAAGAAAGTTCCGCTGCCAGAGTGGTGCGTGTCAGTCAAAAAAGCGATGGTTGAGCGCGACGATATGAGCGTCACCGAGCTGGCAAAAGAAATCGGGTACTCCCGCGCACACGTCAGCCAGGTCATCAATGGTACGATGGTGCCGTCTGCGAACATCAAGTCCGCGATTGAATCCTGCCTGAACCTGCGGGCGTGATTTCTTACATCATAAGTTTACCAGAAAGGAGAGTTGTGCGAAATGGCGGTTGATTGCCAGAATATCTACAAAAACGCGCGGAAATCTGCCGGAATGACGCAGGAAAAAGCCGCACAGCTTTTGAACGTGTCAGTTGATTCTCTGCGGGATTATGAGCAGAGCCAGCGCCCGGTACCCAGCGACGTGGCAAGCGCCATGTGCGATGTGTACCAAGCCCCGTATCTTGCAGTTCAGCATCTGCGCCGGTCCTCAGAGCTGGGCAAGCGGGTGGTTCCGGAGATTCAGTTAAAGGACTTGCCGGAAGCTGTTCTCAGCGTTCTGGCGGCGGTTCAGAGGTTTATCGTAAAGCGCGATGCGATGATAGAGATCGTCGCAGATGGAAAAATCGAAGAGGACGAACAGGCTGAATGGAATGAGATCATGGATCGAATGAACAACCTGTTCGTGGCGATGGCCAATATGCGTTTTTCGAAAGGAGGGCGTCGGACGTGAAAGAATCGTACTTTATCGGCGTGAGCGAAGTGCAGGAAATTGTCGGATGCAGCAAATCCAGAGCCTATCAGTTTATCCAGCAGATGAACAAAGAGCTGGAAGCAAAGGGTTTACTTACGTTTCCGGGCAGAGTGCCCCGGCGGTATGTGTTCGAGCGGTTCGGCATTACGGAGGTTCAGGATGATGCGAAAGGCAATAATCCCGCTGGTGGCAACAGCGGCGGCGCAACTACTGGTAATCGAAAGCATCGCCGCGGCGTTCGCTTTCCAACCGAAAGAAACGCAGCTCCCGATAGCGATGATTCCTGTGCAAGCTGACATCGAGCAGGGCGAGTGCATCCGGCGAGACCCGGCTCCCTATGAGCCGATTACATACCATGTGCCGCTGGATGCGGATTTACAGCAGTATACAGCCGAGATGTGCGACTTGTACGAAGTTCCGCTGGAGCTGGCCTACGCCGTCATGCAGGTCGAGAGCGGCTATACGGTGAGCGCTACCAGCTCAACCGGGGATTATGGTCTGATGCAGATCAACAGCATCAATGCCGGATGGCTCAAAGATGAGCTGGGAGTCACGGATCTGCTGGATGCCTGCCAGAACATCAAGGCTGGGTGCTATATGCTCGGAAGCTATCTTGCCCTGTACGATGGAGACATCAACCGAACTATGATGGCGTACAACCTTGGGAAGAGCGGGGCAGAAAAGGCTTGGAATGCAGGAACCCGCAGCACGGCCTACACCGACAAGGTGTGGAGCGCAATGGTTGGCCTTTTGGAGGAAGAAAGGGATGTTTCGTAAGGTGATGCAAATGATTCAGGATTACGCGGAGAAGAAGCTGCTGGATGAAGTCTTTGCTACATACCTCGATGTGCAGGATGCCGCAGCTGAGATGGCGCAGGTGCTCCCGTGTCCCCGGTGTGGGAAGCTGACCATGAAGATGCGCTTGCACAGCAACGCTCTTTCCCGTCAGGTTCCGGGCATCACGATTTGTGACCAGTGCGGAACCGAAGAAGCGCTGGATGCAATGGCGGGGAAGCCAAAGGATGCCCATGAATGGGCGCTGGTCAAAACCTACATGAAAGGAGCAAACCTCAAATGAAGCGCAGGGAAAAGAAGCTGAGCGTGATGGATTGGGTACTCGTAGGACTGCTGGACACGCTGGCCGGGGTCGTAGCCGGAGGGCTGATGGCAATATGGCAGTTGCCGAGTGCCTACCGCTGGCGTGGCTACTGGGCAATCGGCGGCGAATGGATGCTTGTCATCATTGCAATCATCATGGCGGTGCGGCTGACGCACGCATTCCAGATGTTCATGATTTTCGGAGGAAAGAAGCATGGTAAGATGCGCTCGGTGTCACAGGGTCATTACAGATCCGGCGGCAATCGAAGCGGGGTACGGCGCAAAGTGTTACGCCAAGGAGTTCGGCAAGAAGCTGAAATCGCCCGCAAGACCTCGCAAGGGAAAGACCGCTACACAGCCTAAGAGCACCGCTGAGCGCCAAATCATCGGCCAACTCACGGTATATGACATACTCGCCGCACACGAAAAAAGCGCTGACCAGAACGGCCAGCGCGCTACAAATGGATAGAGACCCGCACATTCCGTTGGCGCTTGATGCAGGAACATCAAGCC